CACTTAGGGGTAGATAGAAAAGCATTTGATCAAACTCTGGTTCATACTCTTTCATCTGATCCATAATTTGATAATTCATAAAATCTTTAACACGTTTAGATTGTTCTTCTTTAGGAACATTAATGTCTCCTAAAATTTGAGTTCTAACCGGACCTTCTGCAGGTAATAATTCTTTGTAAGCTTGTGCTTGAAACTGAGTAACAGCTTCTGCAAGAACTGGGTGAGTAACTGAACTTGCACCTCTAAATGGTTCTGTTCGAGTTATATATTTAAATCCTAAAAGATTTAATCCTTCTCGATAACTTTCTTCCCACTCTTGTCTTGATTGTTTGTAATCTTTGTATTTGTCCATTAGCTCTGATGCTAAAGGATCTAAAACTGAGTCTTCTAAAAAGTCTGCTAAGTTAGCATTGTGGTCTTCACCACCTTCTGGATTAACTTGACCTGGATCAAAATTAATAGTTGCTCCACCGTCTTCTTCCATTTCAATTTCAGTTTGACCATCTGCAGATTTCTCAACTAATTCTTCTTGAGCTTCTACAATTTCTTCTTCTCCTGGAATTTCAATTTCTGTTTTTGTATTGGGTAATGATTTGTCTATTTCAGCCATTTGACTATTCTATCCTCTATTATTGATTGATTCAACACCTTCTTCGACGATAGTACTATCAGGTGTTTTCATAACTGTCAAAAGCTCATTTACTAATTGAGGGTTATAGAGAGGTGTAGTTTCTGGATTTTGTGCTGCCCATTCTAGTTTTTCAAATTGTGGAGCGACGACATCGGGTGTTTCTTTATTGACAAAGGCTCCTATGTCTGGGTTGTAAAATATATCAAGCAATATTAACTCCTACGCAAGACCTAGTTCTTGTCTCATTTTATCTAGCTCTTCATTTTTCTTTTGTTGATTATCTATAAATGGTTGAACTTGATTTTTCATTAGGCTTTCATTTAAAATATTATCTAATATTTGTTGATTAGTATTTGTAGAAGCATCTGCCATTAAATCATTAGTAAAAGCAGGATCATCAAAACCTACATCTATACCGGATGTTACATTTGGTTTAGCTGGTGGAGCTGATATTACTTCGTTAATAATTGATTCTACAACCGGTGCATTTAATTGTGCTCTTATAGAATTAGGTCCTCTAACATTATCAATACTACCTAAGTTAGTTCCAAATGGATTGCCAAATCTATCCATTTGTCCCATTAATGAATCTAAATTTGTTTGACTAAAACTTTTACCAGATAGCATTCTGTCAGTCATATTATTTATTCTTCCTTGAATTTGTCTATCTTTACGAGCAGCTTCATACTCTGCTTGAGTATTTACTTTACCAGTTACTGGATTAATACCTCTCATTTTTGTATTTAAACCTGATAGTGCATTTGTTATACCAGTTTTAAGTCCTGGTGATGTTATTGCTCTTGTTGCAAGACCTGCAAAAGGTCCAAACATTGCTCCTGCAATTAATGAAAGTGGATTAAAGTTTTTTTTCACTGCATTAAAAATTCCACCTCTTCTTGAAGGATTATTAGTTGTTAAATTTTGATTCATTCTATTTCTACCGTATGTAGAAAATTGACCGACTGCACTTCTGTCTGGTCCTCTACTATCTTTAAAACCTTTTGTACTGCCGGTAGTTCCTTTAGGGCCTTTACCACGAGACATAATTCCTCTTTCTCTATTTGTATTTGGTGATGGAGATGAATACATTCCTCTGTCTCCTCCACCTGGAGGTCCGCCACCGCCTCCACCTTTACCACCACCTTTTGATCCACCACCTTTAGATCCACCACCGCTACCACCTTGATATCCACCTGCTCCTCTGTAACCTGGTCGCGAACCGTCGGCACTTGGAGTTACAAGTTGTGGTACTCTTCCACCTTTATTAAAATCAAGATTCATATCTGCTGTATCACCTTTTTTTTCTAATTCTTTGTTTGCTAAATACCTTCGAAGTATTGTTATAGGACTTAAAGTAAAACCTTCTGATAATCCAAATATACCTTCTGTTAAAGGAGTGTCTCTTTCAAAAATATCTTGTATACTAAAAACTTCTTCTCCTTCTCCTGCATAACCACCTGGTGCATTTACTAAACCACGTTTAGGTTGCATCATAGATCCAATTCCACCACCATTTGCGTACCCCATAGATTCTTCATCTTTTGGTACATATTGATCGTGATACTGATGATAAGTTTTACCGCCAGCCATTCCACCGTCAGCCATAAATCTATTATAAGTTTCTATACCCATATCATCTATTGCTTCGTCTTCTGACATATATCTTTTACCATTAATCATAATTCCTTGCTTACCAAAATAACCTGGATCTTGTCTAAATCCTGTTGATACCATTGGAGGCATGATTAATCCTGGACCACTAGATTTCATATAATTAAAATTAGGGTTATTTTGTAAACCTAAAAGTTTTTCCATTTTTCCTTGACTAGATGATACATTTTGAGGAGTTGCTTGAGGGTCCACACTCATACTATAATCCATTAACATTCTTAATTTTTGATCATCAGTACCTGCTGAAGAAGTTTGTATGGCTTTTGCCATATCTTCAAGAGTTGCTCTTGAATCATAAGCTCTTCCACCTTGATTAAATTTTTGTATAGCAATCATAAGGCCACCATCTTTCATGCCTTTAGCCATTGCTTCTTTTACCGCTTCACCAAACTCATAGCCTTCTTCATCCATAAGTCTTTGAACCTCTTTTGAAATATCTGATTGTTTATATTCTTCGTCCATTAATAATACGTTCTGTTGTGTGGTATTGAAGGTTCATCACGTTCATCTTCTGGGTGAGATACAAATCCTCCCTGACGAAATCTCATTACCGCTTGTGTCATACTATCCACCAAATCATCATGATCTCCATAAGGAAATGATGCACACTCTTCAATCACCTCTTCTGCGAATTTTTCATCCGGCGCCCAAATTTGTCCTGACTCAAATAGAGGGGACACAGCGTTAACTCTAGCATGTTTATCGTTACCTTTGCTAGGTGTGTAATTTATAACAGGAATACCCATTTTTCGCAACTCATAAGTTAAAGGTAATCCAGATGCTTTAGCTTCAACGATCACCGACTCTGGTTTCCAATAATCGTATTGTTCTTTAGCTAGTTTACGTAGTTCTGGAAACTCTAGTCTATCTTTTACTGCATCAAGTAAAATTAAATTTGGAGCGCTGTCATCGGATTCATGAAATACACCCCAGGTAGTAATAGCAGAGTAATCTGCAGTTTCTTTTTTTAAGAAAGCAGTATCATAAGATTGTATGACGTGTTCTAATTTTGGAATATAATCACGCTCCCATTTCCGCCACCATTCTCTTTTGATTAATGAACCTTCCTCAGAGGTTGGGTTTTGCATCCACTGCGCATTCCATTTACCTAAACTTAGTGACGCCTTCACCGATTCGAGCTCCGCTAACTTCCAATACTCTGGCCACACTGGTTTCTTACTTGGTAGGATTGCTGGAAACTCAATCACGTGCCACTGATCTGATTTTAATTCTTTTTGAGATTTTAATAACATACCTGTTAGATCTTTCATATTCCATCTAGTCATAACCACGACTATCGCTCCACCTGGTTGTAAACGTTGTCTAGGTCCTGATGTATACCATTCATAAGCTCGTTCCATTGCCGTCATATTCAATGCATCTTGTTCCGAATGTGGGTCGTCAATAATTAGTAGATCCGCTCCACGTCCCGTTATCGCCGACCCAACACCAGCTGCGTAGTATTCACCGCCTTGTTCTGTTTCCCATTTACCCGCGGCCTGCGAATCCTCTCTGAGCCTTGTGTCAAACACTTGTTTATATTCAGGGGAGTCCATAAGAGTTTTAGCTTTACGACCAAAGCGGATCGCAAGTTCTGTTGTGTGGGTCGTCTGTATAATTTTAAGATCAGGTTTACGTCCGACCATCCAAGAGGGTAAGAGGTAAGACGCAAATTCTGACTTAGTATGCCTAGGCGGCATATTAATAATTAATCTTTTTATTTTGCCATTTGCCAGAAGGTTAAATTTTTCCGCAATTTTTTTGTGATGTTTGCCTTCTATGAATTCAGGCCATACATGTTTGACAAAAGAAAGAAAATCTTCATGTACTTTGGTTTTGGTTTTTTTCTCAGATAACTTTAATGCAAGTTTTAAAAATTGTTTTTTGACATCAGGCGGCAGCCTGTTTAATTTTTCTTCATCCATAAAAATTTTTTGTAAAATTTTTTTATAATATTTTTTAACACCCTTTTATTCTCATTTGCATTTTATAGCACGTTTAAGTCTAAATCCAACCTTATATACTAAATTATTTTGTGACTCCTACGAAAAAGGTGGGGTGGGCCCGCCCGTAAACAGGAATAAGGCAAACCGCTTGGGACCCCTCGGGGTGGGCCCGCCCGCGAACAGGAATATCGGTGAGCTATGCAGTTATTGCATGGGATATTGTGGGATAGTGTATGCGCCAAGCGCATACACTATTGAATTGTATTAGTCTAATAATATATAATATTCATTAGTAAAGTTCTTTTGAAACCATGTAATACCCTTTTGCATTAATGTATAATCCTCGGTTCGTTCTGCACCTAGGATTGTGTCATAGATTGCAACAGCAAACGCAGGTAGTTTACAACCAGTGCTAAAAGTTTCATCACTAAATCTATTAGGAATATATAATTCTCTAACAGGATCAGCACCAAAAAAACAATTAGTAAATGGCTTTGGTATTACGTAGTCTTTATTGTTATAGTTTATTTTCATTCTCACTCCTTTTGTTATGGGACTTTATAACATTAATTATATTAATGTGTCAAGCATTAATTACAATCTTGTTTAAAAATATCCCTATCATATTGAGTCGCAAAATATGTTTTATTCTCAATCCTTAATGAATG